AGTCTTCAGGTCCGTAATCGGTCCCTCCATCGTGTTGTAAAGGGCGATGAACGGCTTCGCGCCAGACTTCAACACGCCAACCGCCTCACTCACAATCGCGTCGCTGCGCAATGAAAGGAGGTATTGATTGGACAGATTGAACAGGCGTGAGGCGAAGGTGACGGGCTCCAGCTTGACCTCCGCTTCCTCTCCAGCGACCTGGTTCTCCGCGTCCTGCATCCCCTCGATTTTATCGTTGACCAGGCGCGCTAAGGTTTTCAGGTCACGAATGAACTGCGTGTAGTTATCCGCTGCCGCAACCTCGCTGACCGGGTTCTTACTGGTCGACCGAAAGCCCATCTTAACCCCAGTCCAATCCTGTTGTCGCCGCACCAGCTCGCCAGAAGACGCCAGCATCGATGTCAGCGCCTGCTGTAACGGCACTCCACCCTGAACCAGTGCATCCGTGAGGCCTTCGTTACTCAACCCGCTCAACTTGATGCTGGTGCCCAGCGCGTAAAGCCCAAGGTTGTCGGGACGCTTAGCGAAGGTCGCACTGGAGAAATACATCCCCTTAGCCTGAGGCAACACTGAGGTGAATTTGAAGTTCACCTCGCTAGTTGAACCAGCCGCTAGGTGGGCTTCATCCATGATGAAGATGGCCTTAGGCGCCAGGCTGCGCAGCATGTTCCATCGCGGACCATCCGGGCGCTCACCCTTCTTCCGTTTGCGGGCGGCCCGCTGCTTGGCTGTTTCGACATAGCCTGACGGCTTGTCCGCTTTAAGTTGGTCGTAGGTAGTGAAGATGCCTTGCGCACCGCCAGGCAGCAGGCCGGTCTGCGCTACCCCGTCCATCAAGTCAGTCATCTGCGCGGCGGTCCGGCTCTCCTTATGTTCCCGCCCCGCAGCATCCTCGTAATAGCTCTGAGTATCCGTGATAAACGGGACGAAAGTCTTATTCCCCAACGCAGGCAAGTCCCGCGCCACCATATCGCTGTAGAGATTCTTCTTGGCTGTCACGAACACCGGCACCAACCCGCGCAACTGCGCATACTCAATGAGCGCCGCGACCATCCTCCCCTTCCCGACGCCAGTCTCATCAGCGACGATGAGAGCACTCCCCCGCTCGATGTTGCGAATTGCCAAGGCAACGGCGTCAATCTGAGCACCAGCCATCTGTGTGTGCAACTCAGCGGCACTTCGCTCGAGCTTCTCAGCAACGAACTCATCGAGGGGTTTACCGACCTCCGCTTCCACCGTGCGCATGGCCTGAGCCATGTCATTGGCGATGTTGCGTGGAGCAACGAGATTGAGAGATGCCCCTTTACTGACTCCCACATAGGGGACCATCAAAGAGGCGGGAAGGCCTTCCGTTGGCGGACTTACTCGAGCTGGTTGAGCCGGGCCTGGTCCAGCAGCCACCGGCCTTTGGCCGCCCACCCTCGGCGTCCCACCTGGTCCTGGCGCGGGGGCTCCTCCGCCAGCCACTTTGCCAGGCGCTCCGGGAGTTCCCGTGCCAATACCTGTGCTGGAATCTCCAACGACGCCTGTAGGTGGCGGCGGAGTTGGGTTGGGTCGTTCAACAGGTGGGGTTGCAGCTCCGCTCCCGGTCCTGCCGACGTCAGTAGGCTGTTCAGGTCGCGGAGCAGGTATTTGCGGTTTTCCGGGTCGCGGGGTTCGTTGGATTCCTGGTCGGACACTTGTTCCGCCAGGGCCTCGCCCAGCTTCTCCTGGGCTCTGTCTGTCAGGCTCTCGTGCATGTTCTGGTAGGAGTTGCGCTAATTCTTCCCATGTCTGAATAACCCTCGGTGGATTCACCCAAGGTCTCGTTAAACCACCCTCTTTCGAGGCTGGCGTTTTCCCTTTGCCGTGGACAATAACCACATCCACCGGCCAGGCCGCACCCATCTTCTTGTAAAGCTCGCCCCCAATGGTGAACCAGTCAACCACATTGAAGCGGTTGAAGAGGTCGAGCAACGCCGCCCGCTTGTATGAATTCGCCCGTTCCTGGGGTGCCGCAAACTTGTTCCCGAATGGCGTGCCGGTCTTCGCGCCGATGATGGCGAAGGCTTTTCCGGCCGGGTCCATCGCCTGCAAACTGTTGAGCATGATGGCCACATCGATGCTCTTGGTTTGCGTGGCCGACGTTGTAGCTCCCTTGATAGGGAAGCTTTTCGCGGTGCCTTCAGCGCCAATCACACTACCAAACGGAGGATTCATCCCCAATCGGTCAGGCTTAGCTGCCTCCAGGAGGCTCTGGAACTCAGCCGTTGTAGCATCGTGACCACTGACTCCCTGCCTGTTGGTAACCTGTGCCAGGAAACGCCTCAATCGCACCTGCCTGTTCTGGTCGAACTCGTTGAGAGCAATCTTCGCCCCTTCACGAGCAGCGATGGACAACATTCCATGCCCAGCCGTAGGGTCCACGAACGCTTGCCCGCCAGGGATGTCGGCCATCAGCGATGCCGCGTAAGCCAGCGGAGGAGGCGTCGAATACTGCTGCGCGACCTTAGATTCAGCCGTGCGAGTCGTGCTGCTTGGCATCCGCTCGTAGAGATTCACCAGCGACCAAAATCGCTCCGGAGGGGTTTGGGTCTCATCCCGCGCAATCTCACGTGCGACCTCAGTAGCAGCCAATTCCGCCCATTCATCGCTCTCCCGTTCACTCAGGCCAATCGCTTTACCAACCATCCTCACCACTCTCTGGTCTACGACCTGGCCCGTTCGGAGCTGGCTACCTACGGTATCAGCCAGGTCTTCAGGCGATGTTAAGGCACCCTCCACTACAGGCTGACCAGGCTCATCTACCGGCTGTTCTCCTCCTTCCGTGATAGACGGCTCCACGGGGGGCGCAATCGGCTCCAAGGGGGGCGCAGGCGGCTCCACGGGGGGGCCAGTCGGCTCCACGGGGGGCGCAGGAACCCTCGGCGGCGCGGTCGGAGGTTCAGCAGGCGATGGAGGAGTCCTCGGCGTCGGGGCCGGAACCGGAGGCTCTGGCGCTGTTGGCGGCTCATAAGGCTGTCGGCCACGCGGAGGCGTAATGTCCCGTGGTGTGGCAGGTGGGGCTTCTGGCGCTATTACGATGTTGATAATCGGTTCACCGCGCTCAACTTTCGCTGCGAGCTGCTGCCGGGTAAGCGACGGGCGCCGCCCAATCTCTCCAGCCCCCATCAAACTCAATGCTATATTGGCCGTAACAGCATCTTCAAGTGCTTGGGCAGGGTTGTCTGCCTGAAGAATTCCCGGTGTCTGCAGGGCCAGGAGGTAAGCGTTATTCGCCAACTGCCCACCAGTGAACTCAAGAGCCTTCTGAACAGCCTCCTTCTTCAGAGCTGGATGGTGTTTCGCGATTTTAGCCGCGGCTTCCGCTGGTTTCGTGATTAAGATAGGTCGTGCCAGGGTTTTCCGGATGGTCGAGGCTGCAATCTCGCGGCCCAACTTATCGACATACGGCAGGCCTACAGCCGCCAACACTCCAATCGGGTCAACTTCACCCTCCTCATCAAACGCCATCGCCCCGAGATTAGCCACGGAATGAGGCGCCCCAGCCGCTCCTAAACCAGCCGCCACACCGATACGAGGGATAGCGTGCGCTACACCTTGGCCGACTTTACCAGGGATTCTCGCCCAGGCGGGCAAGCGGTTCAATTCCTCTTGGATTGGCAGGGGCGCCTCGGGGTCGTTCGCGAATGCCCTCAAGTTAGGAACACCAGGCTCCCCCGAGAGCGTTTCAATAGCGTCACCGTGGGCCGCTGCGAGGACTTTACCCCCCTTGGACAATGGCGGTCCAACCGTCTTACCCAATGCCTCTATTGGCCCCTGTTGCTCTGAAATCACTTCCAACCCCAACCCCTCGAGCCCAGCGATGTATGACGCCTTGGCTTTGGCAATCTTGCTCGGACTTTCACCCGCCATCCCGATGCGCGAGTCGTAGACTTTACGCATCTCATCTGCCTGCCGACTCACCTCCTGCTGCTGCTCTGCGAGAGTGGGGCCCGGTTCAGCCTTAGGCGGAGCACCAGGGACCGGTTGACCGGTGACCATGACCGGCTGCGACAGCGACGAGTGCTTGTGGAACTCAGTCCTAAACTCTTCGTTATCGAAGAACTCGGGATATCGCTTGCCGATGAACTGCGTCAGCTCCTGGTCTGAAACGTCGTTAAACCGCTCCTCCTTGGAACGGAAGAATTCGAGGACTTTACCCATTATTCAAAGAGTTTATCGTCCTGGAACTCTTCGTAGAGAGACCGGGTCGGCTTCTTACTCGCGCCCGCCGCCCGCCCGGCCCAACCCGGACCGACAGGGGTGCCTGCGGGGATGAATCCCTTATCACGCAACGACGCCGCTTGAGTCGCCCTCATGGCTTCCTCCTCGTTCAGAAATCCATCCTTATCCTTATCGAACGGAGCCAGGTCGATATCTTTGATTTCCTTTTTCTTCGGATAGAGCCTACCGGTCGACTCATCCCTGAGGTAGCCAGTCGGCTTACCCTCGGCATCCTCCGCTTCAATCAACCGCCCGCCGCCACTTCCCCTCTGAGGCGGTTTCGGAAGGAACGTGCCCGAACCAGAATCGCTTTGAACACCAAACCCAAGGTCCGGCCGCCCTGGCACCGGCAACACCGTGCCCGGCTTAGGACCGCCAGACGCACGGAAGCCTTTGATAATGTCGTCATACTGGGCACCCGGATTGTAACCGCTTTGAGCAATCGCTCGAGGCACATCGACGTTTGGATTGAACGGTCGACCTTTAGGGCGGTCCGCCTCGGTGACGTCGCCGGATTCGTAGAACTGCTGCATCTCCCCGACACCCGGCTGCCCAGCCGCTCGCCGTGCAACATCAGCATAGAAGCCAGGCGCCCTCGCCTGGTTTTCACGGTCTGCCTCCAACCGCGCAGATTCCGCGTCCTGTCGTTTGATTTGCGCGTCGATATACCGGCCGTGCTGCTGCTCCTTCTCCTGCCTGCTCTTGATGCCCAACCCCTCCATATAACCGCGCAGCTCAGGCAAGCCCATCGAATCAAACTTGTCCGTGTCAGGCTCACGCTTTTCCTTCGTGCCAGACCGGCCGAAACCCTCGTCAGCGCCATCACCCTCCGCTTCACTCTTCTCGAGGGCCTTCAACGCCGACCGTAGACCACGAGCGATTGCCGCGTCATTCTTGTCCTTACGCTTTCGTTCACCGAACTGCGAGAGCATCTTGCCGACGCTTTGCCCGGCGCTCTCAAGGCCGCGTGCGAGGCTTTCACCGCCGCGCGCAATGAAGTAAGGCGATTGGTCCTGAACTTGTAGGTTAAATGGCATGGCGTTGAGTCATTGAATATTCCCGGTCTTCCGCAATTCTGTCATCCATCCATTCCCGGATGGCTGGCTTGACGTGCTCGTTGACCTTCAGCCATTCAGCCAGCTCAGGCCCGAACATGGTGTAAATCTGCACCAACCAATGAGGCGCACGAGTCAGGAGCCAGTTGCGGAATTCAATCCACTTCGGGTTACTCTCGCCATACACCTCACGGGCCACCCAACAGAAGGCTGCCGCACCGCCAGCCGCACTCCCGACCGCTCCAATAGCTGCTCCGTAGAGAGCTTTCTTGGACGCATCCTTCGCGGTCGCCTGGTTGCGGGCGCTGAACAGGTCCGCGTAGTAGGCGTTGAGCAAATCGCTGCCGTAAGTTGGCTCAATGGCACTATAAGGCGCCAGACGGCTGCTGGACTGACCTGCGGCACCCTGCGCAAACGGCAAGCTCGCCGCTGTCCGACCAAGCGTTGCAGTCATCGGGTCGAAACTGGAACGGTTGGATAGAGTGCTCTGCAATCCCTGCCGGCGCTGGCCGCGCAACTCCTCTCCACGGGTCTGCAACGCCAATGCTTCATGGAGTAAATCGTTCTCGCTGCCCTGGCCGAAACCCTGTCCCGACCTGTTGGTGCGCGAGAGCTGCTGGACTCTACGCAATTCTCGAGGGTCCATCTCCGCCCCCAGCCTGAACTGTTCGAGCGAGTCATCGAGGAGCTCATCTTCCGCGCCCTTACGAGCCACCTCGCGGGGGTCCGCGTCCTGCGCTTCCCTGAACGCTTGGGTGTATTGGGGGCCGAAGATACGCAAGTCCTCGAGGTCAGCCTCGCGTTGACCACGAGAAGCCAACTCCGACATTTCGCGGGACTGAGGACCGATGGTATCGCGGTAGATTTCGGCCATCAAACTAGCCGAACTCTGCTGCGTTTGGTCCTCTATCGCCTGGATGCGGGGCTGCAACTCCTCTTGCAAATCCACCCCTCCACGAATGAACGCGTTATACAGGTCGATTTTCTTCTGGCCCTTCTTACCGAGCCTGTACTTTTTCTTCTTGTCGTTTAGCCCAAGCGAGTCGCCTAAAATTTTGCCACCCACAGGGTCGCTCATACCGAGAATGTCGCCGAAAAAGCTCATAGTTTTTTTGATTAAAGAGTGAAACCACTAACCCAAAGAGAATGACTGTCACCCCCAAGTCTAGCCTTCCACTGTATTGTGTAATTACTCACATCACCGCGCACAGGAACTCTAAACGGTAACCCGCCATTCGCGCCATCCCAGCCAGCTACGTTGGTGCTCTGAAGCTGCACCCAACCAATCCCGATTGTGCTTAGAGCGCCCGACGCCGTAGTGGCGCCAATCACAACCTGAGTCGGACCACCGACTCCCGAAACGTAACCATTGCAATACTTGGCAATCGGAGGCACCGCCACTTGAAACGCGGTCTTATCAGCCGGGTCAAGAACTTTGAAGGTGTCAGCCGAAGTAGCGCCAGCAGTGATAACGGCCTGCCTTTCAATAGAAACCTCTCGTCCATACTGCACGAAATAGACTAAATCCGATGACACATTCCTGACCGCACCAACCAGCGCCTTGTAGGTGTAACCAGTCGGCAGCGTCGGCGTCGTGGCGCTTAGACTGAACAGCGACGCCACAGTTGTCCCGTCCCAGATGACGTAAACGTAATACCAAGCGTCCGACGATTCACCACCGGTATCTAACCCGTTAGGCAAACCAGAACCAGTCGCGAAATCACAAGTGAGATTGACTGCTTTTGCCACATACGCCAATCCAACCGGATTCTTCAACACGATTTCATCCGCATCGATGTCCACATCGGACAGGTTTCCACTGGCGTTGTTTTGCAACACCAGGTTGCGACTCGAACCGACCGCAACACTATCCGAATTGGAATTCCCGACCGGGCTGATTAACTGAAACACCTCAGTGGCCGCCGTGGCGTTATACTCGTAGACGACCTCGACCACCTGATACTGCTGGAAATCCCCCGCCACCAGGTCGTCGTTGAAATTCTTCTTAATCGGCTTCGCCGTCAACGAACTGCCACCGATGGTGACCGCTAAATCGCACGCCGCCGTGTTCGTGTTCGGAACTTTGAACCGAATCCGCTTTCCGTCTAAATCGTTATGTGTCCACGTGCCAGTGGCAGGAGGGGCGATTGTGAGCGTATAGTTATTAGTGCCTGCCGCCGTCGCCTGATAGTAGTCCTGCTTCCCCGTGACCCCACTCATCATCTGCCAGGCGCCAGCGCCTGCATCGCCAGCCGTGTCGTAGCGCGCCTCGATTACCTGGTCAGCAACGATGTCGCCTAGCACGCAGGTTTCCGTCGTGTTCTTGAAGAGCTTCTTTGTGCTGCCACCAATGATGACACGGATGCCAGTAGTCACGTTTGGCACACCCCCAGCATTCGCCTTGAACGCGATAATCATCCCATCGACAACCGTCGGCACGGGGCTATATGTAAGAGTGTAATCCCCAGCGGAGAACGTGACGTTCGATGTGTAAAAATGCTTGTCCGGAACAGTCTTCGCAGCCGTCACGCTGGAATCGGTGATTTCCGCAGTCCCCACCGTTCCGGTCACGGTGAACGTCGGCGCGCCCAGCGCGTTCAGTTTCGCAATCGTCAACTGCTCGCTCGATGCAAATTCTTTTCCTGGAGTGGTTGTGACAGTTAAGGCCATAGCTATGCTTTCGTTCCTGCGGAGTGATACTCTTCGTTTGTCTCGATGGCCGTCGCCATGATGCGAATGCGACCCTGCTTGTTTGTGATGACTAATTGAGCCAACCGACCCGTGGCGTTAACCCGCTCCGTGATTCTACTCTCTTGATGCAAGTGCACATAGACGGGACTAATCGTGCCATCCTGGAGAGTCTTTCCAACCTCCAACGTCGGCCAAGCATCGGTTGCTGTTCCAAGGTAAACCGAATAATCTTCTCTATACGGTGCGTAAAATTCAGTGAACTGCCCAGCGTCATCGTAATCAGCCGCATCGCCTGGTTCGTAGAACTTCACGCGGTCCCTCGTCCAGTCCGTCGTGACGTTACTCGATTCATTGACCCCACTTGTAACCACATCGATGTCGAGTTGAGGAGCCCACGTCTGCACATCCACAATACCCCATTCGAAATCCGCCAACGCCATGACGTCACTACCATAACCCCTCGTGGTCATCTTGCTTACAATCGGCATCGTCGCCTGCTCCGAAACCACCCAGGCATCTGAGCCAGTCGTGTGAATTCTTGGAATTGTTCCATCAGTGCTAAGGAAACGAATCCCACTATTCACGAGACTCCCCACAGGGAAGACACCAGCGGCCTCGGCATCTAAGTCCCTACTCTGCAATCGCAGCACCGTCGCGTTTCCAGCAGGCCAAGGATTACCAAGAATCGCTGCAAACCCCCACGTGGATGTATCCACATAGATGTTTTGCACCGCATTAAACCAACTCGCAAACGGGTTATCGCTTGAGAGCGTCGTTGACGTGTTGACACCCGTTGCCACCGTGACCACGGTCCCGCCATTAACCTGAATAGTATCACCGTTCACCGGCTCAGCCGGATAAGGAAGCCTCACATCCGTATAAGGCTGCTGAAGCTGGTCCTCGAAATCCTCTTCGTAGAGCATCAAATTCCCCGAGGTCGTAACAATGAAGAGTCGCTCTCGACCACGGAAAGTCAGGAGAACAAAGTCAACGTAACCGACTCCCTCAGCTTCGTCGTAACCTGACCAGGCTTGGTTCAGGAAATCGTACACGAGAATCGCATTATTAACACCGACCTGCACCTCCTTCACACTGTTTCCCAGGCTAGAACCATTGGTCACATTGGCTAACGTCAACGGGCTCGCTACTGGCGTTATGTTGCCACTGGAGAACAGCGTGGTTGTTCCGTCCGTCAGGCTGAGATTCGTTACCGTCTTATCCCAACGGTAAGTCTTCCCAACCGTCACGGGAACCGTCAGACTTGCACCTGTTTCCAAGAAATAAGAACTATCGATAAGGTTCGGGCCAAGCACTTCAGCGTCATCCAGCGGAACAGCTAGGTAATACTTCGAGTCCCACACTTTGCCCACCGCTCCACTGGCGTAACCCCAATGGATGCGGTTGATTATTGGTTGAATCGGGTCGCTAATCGGCAGCGTAACACCTTGGAGCTTGTTCTCAACAGTCTGAACAAGGGACATGACTCCCAATTCACTCAGGAACCACAGGTCTCGACCGACATGAGCAATGGACTTTCTGGCCACACAGCCATACTCAGTCGTTATCTCGTCCTGCTGCAACGCGCTGAGATTGCCATAGACATTGAGCAGGCCGTAAAGGCTGTGCTCCTTCAAGGCGATGATAGTCGTATCATTGAACTTAAAGATAGCCACCAACTCATCCGCGCTCCCCTGGTTCACTTTGAACTCCTGAAGAATCGGGACGTAGCGGGTGTAGTCGTTCAAATCACTGACGGCAACCTCGTCGTTGTCGTTAGGAACGAACAACCGGTTTTGGAGAAACAACGAATGCGTTGCGTTCGGGATTCCTTGCGTTCCATCACCGCGCGGCGACTTGTCGGCAAGCTGCCACGGGAGAGTAATCCTCGGAAGTTTGAGAGCAGAATCAGAAACCCCTCGATGCATAAGCAGCACATCGAACGTTTGCGTGAACTCCACTTTCCCCGTGAGCGTAACCCCAGCAGGCAACGTCATTAGCTGAGGTTGATTGTGCGGTTGCGTGTAGTAGACCTGCCCCTCTGCCGCGATAATCAGGTATTCCTGGAAAGTAAACGGGTCACTGAACACGCCAACGCCATGAACTTCCGACCAGGGCTGTGTCTGGAACGTGTTAATCACTGGAGTGCCAGTCGCTGGAGGCTCAGTCCCGGTAGACGTGAACGTCGTGAACACCGTAGGACTCACGACCGTGACCACCTCATGCGGAGCGTTATAGGCCGCCTGGTCTGCGCCCGACACTCTTGCAATCGAACCAACGCGCAACCCGTGGTTAACGGCGGTCGTGAACGTCCAAATTTCAGGGAACCCAGACTCGATAATCGAATTTATAGTAATCGTGCCGGTAGATGTCTTGTTGGCCCACGGTGGGAAGACGAATCCTTTTCGAGTCTCCGCGACGCCAAATCGGAATCGCATGTTAACAGCGTCACTGACGTAACCTGGTGGGACGATTTTGGGGTCCAAGCGAGCGTTGACACCGACGAACCTCATGTCACCTTGCGGTTTCGGTTCGTCGTCTAGCTGGCCGTATTGGTCGTAGCGCGTTGTCATGTCCTAGAATGCGATTAGCTTAGCCGATTGCCATTCACCGGAAGCGCCCCCGTCCCGGCCGAATTGCACCTGATATTCGGTGCCGTTGGCGAGACTTAATTTCTCAGAACGCAGCCGAATTTGGTCAGTCGACGCAGTGCTCACCTCGGAATCCACCACCAGATTGCCATCAACATCCACCAAGCGCGCGTAAACCGTCCCCGAAACTGCCTTGATATACACCTCGAGATACAGGCTGCTCGTTTTCCAGTTCTCTGAGGTCCAAAGGAAAGGCGCCCCAACCGTCAAGAACACCCTTACCGATGGCGAACCGAGCGCCAGCGTGCTGGCGATACCATCCAGCGTGACAGGCCCAGCAACAATATGAGTGCCGAAAGCCAGTGTGCTGGCAATGCCGTCCGGGTCCACTTGCTGCGCGCCGCCCACATTGATAGCAATAGGGCTACCTAGAACCAAGGTGGACGCCAGCCCGTCGGGGTAAATCGTCAGGTTGAGCTGCTGCGTCCCAAAGGTCAGGGTGGAGGCGATGCCAGTCAGGCTAATCGGACCAGCCACCGTAGGGCTCCCCAACGCCAGCGTGCTGGCAATGCCGTCCGGGTCCACCTGCTGTGTCCCTCCACCCACTGTAGCAGCCGGGCTCCCCAGAGCCAAGGTGGACGCCAGGCCGTTAGGGTAAATCGTCAGGTTGAGCTGAGGGCTCCCTAACGCCGTCGTGGAGGCGATGCCAGCCGGATGGACGGTTAGGTTAACCTGAGGGCTCCCTACGGCCACCGTGGACGCCAGGCCGGACGGGTAGATAGTCAGGTTGACCTGCGGACTTCCCAACGCCGTCGTGGACGCGATGCCGTCCGGCGTGACCTCCTGGTCAGCGATTACCGTAGGACTACCCAGAGCCAGGGTGGACGCCAGGCCGTCAGGGTAAATCGTCAGGTTGACCTGCGGACTACCCAGGGCCGCCGTGGAGGCGATGCCATCCGGATAAATGGTCAGGTTGACCTGCGGGCTCCCCAACGCCAGCGTGCTGGCAATGCCGTCCGGGTCAACCTGCTGTGTCCCGCCACTAACCGAAACCGCAGGACTCCCCACGGCTATCGTGGAGGCCAGGCCGTCCGGGTAGATAGTCAGGTCGAGCTGCTGCGTCCCAAAGGTCAGGGTGGACGCCAGGCCGTCGGGGTAAATCGTCAGGTTGAGCTGCGGACTACCCAGGGCCGTCGTGGAGGCCAGCCCGTCGGGGGAGATGGTCAGGTTGACCTGAGGGCTTCCGAGCGCCGTCGTGGAGGCGATGCCGGTCGGCGTCACCTCTTGGGCAATGATTACCGTCGGGCTCCCCAAGGCCACAGTGGAGGCCAGGCCGTCGGGGTAAATCGTCAGGTTGACCTGCGGGCTCCCCAGCGCCGTCGTGGAGGCCAGGCCGTCAGGGTAAATCGTCAGGTTGAGCTGAGGGCTCCCCAGCGCCGTCGTGGACGCGATGCCGGTCGGCGTAACCTCTTGGTCAGGAAACACCGTAGGGCTACCCAATGCCGTTGTGCTGGCGATGCCAGTCGGCGTGACTGTCTGGCCACTCGAAACAATCGGACTCCCGACCGCTATCGCGTTGGCGATGCCCGTAGGCGTTACCGTCTGGTTTGCATCAGGAGTTTCAAGCCAAACATCCTTGACGGCACACTGCCGGTTGGCCCCGCCGCCGTTCTTCTGCGCATAACAGCGGAACGAAAGGGCACTGTAATCGGTGATCGAGTCCGCCTCGGCCCCGGAGAGAGTGTAGGCAGATTCTACTACCGTCGCGGTCGTTACGAAGATCGAGGTCGACGCCCTGAGAGTTCCCTGCGAAGCCTCGCTGACGTAACCTTCTCGGAGTTGGACAAAGATATCATAGTTAGCTCCGCCCGACGCTTTGTTACCGCGAATGGCGAGTATATGCCCCGTCCCTACGGCAGGGTCAGTTACCGTTGTCCCCTTGCAAGTGAATGGTTCGCTGGATGTCGGGCTACTGTCCGATATTCCTTGCGTCGAGTCCGACGAGTCATTGATCTTGCTCCACAGCGGCGTGGTTGTCCATGCGCCCGTGTTATCGGTATCGCTCGCTGGTCTTGAGAACTGCGCCATTGCAACAAGTAGGGCCGACCGCCCCACAACGGTCGGCCCATTTTCCCACACCTACCCAACAATCCAACCTACAGCGCGAAGATTTTATTAGCGCCACTGTCCCACGCAACAGTGATGTCACCGCCGTTGGGAGTGACAGGTAAGCCAGTGCCGGTATCGAAGTTGCAGATGAGCGGCGATGTCGTAGCTACGGTCGTATCCTTCCATACCAGCACGAAATCAATCGCCGCCCCAGCGCCGACCGCACTGAAGGTGATGTCCGTTGCATCAAAGACGCCATCGGTAACTGATTTTCCGGCCAGGTTCGCGCTGTCTGCTACCCGCGTCGTCGCAGCCGGGTCCAAATACTGGTCCGTGCTGTAATTGGGCGTATAAGCACTGGCCCGCACCAAGGAGCATTTGATGTTATCCGTGTCCAAGTCGATGGAAGGGTTTTGAGAGATGAAGCTCTCCTTGCATTTGCTGTACATCGTGTTCGCCATAATTTTTAATAGGAGGTTGGTGGTTCACTGCATGCCAAGCCTACATGAAACTCGCCTCTTGGCGACTTGTCGGCCAGGTCACTTACTAGAAATCTAACGTCAGATTGATTGTGGATATGAGTCGAGAGAGCGCGGCCATTCAGAGCAGTCTGCAACCCAATCACATCGGAGATTGGATGCGTATGCCTCAACGGCGATAAACCATTCACGACAGACGTCAACGCCCAAGGCGCCCGGCCTGGGTTGACGTAGCTCGTGATGGCGCTATCGTGAATCATCTCTTTTCAAACTTACTCACCGCCAAGTTCACCAACAGGTTCTTCACTGCCTTACGTGTGCCAGCAGATTCCTGTGTTTCCCGTAACGTGGCGACGACCGACTTATCCAAAGCCCTCCCATCCTTGCGAGCGAGAATAACTGCGCGGGCAGCATCGATGCCGGTAACAAGCGAGCGTTTCACCTTGCCATTCCGCACCTCACGATAGGCACCCAAAAGCAGAAGTAGACCAGTCGACGCAATACCAGCCCACGGCACCGGCACTGCTCCAAGGCCACCAATAGCGCCGGTGACGGCTGCGTCCTCTTCGAGGGTGATTCGAGGCACCAAGTTGGTCTGCAAGCCGCCACCTGGCGTTACGGTCACTACCGGCACATCATTCGTTTCCACATCGTAGAACGTGCGGTCCACCCAATTAGCCTTGTCGGTTGCACACCCGACCAGGAGCATGAGTGAAGTGATTAAAAATAGTTTTTTCATACCTTTGCTCGTAGTTCACGAATCACACCCGTCGTTTCGTTCAGCGCCAGCGTATTACGGTCAATGACCACGGCCAACTTTTCTCGTGTCGAATTGCAATCGACAAACAGAGTCGTGAGTTGCGCCGTGTGCTCTTTCTGGTCCATGCGATGCTCCTCGATGAGTCGTTCATGTCGATGTATCAACCACCTCATCGCGAACACCACGAACATAGCCAACACCAATTCCGCACAGATGAACAACCACCTGTCCGTTTTGTTGGCTAACTGGTCGGCAGCCGTAGTTACTAGCGTTGCGTTTTCCATTTTGCATATTTCATTTAACCCCAATCAAACGCCGTAACCTCTCTGCAAATAAGCCTTCGATTGGTCCAAGCCCGGACCAGTGATGTCGCGGTCGTAAATCAGTATCTCAGCAATGTCCCCGACGAAGGTAGCAGTTGCCGATGCATTCGCAGCGCCGATACCGATGAGTGTCGTAGTGAGTGTTCCGAAATCCGCGTCCGTTGTGGAGGCTGTTCCAACCAGCTCGAGATGAGTTGAGTTACCAGAGTCAGAGAACGTCGCCACTCCAAGGAACGGCCCTTTGGGAGCCAACCCACTCAACGTCACAGCGGCGATTGGATTTCGATACTCAAACTGAGAATCAGCTCCGTTAAGCGTCCCGTAAAACTCCGAACCGACAGCCGTAGTCAATAGCGTTGCGTTTGAAACGTCGCTCGTGAGCCGGAACACGATTAGAAGCGTTTGCCCTGTCTCCGAACCGAACCCACTTGGAAAACCCTGCTCTAAATAGGTATCGACGGTCGTGTTGAACCTGACCGCTGGGCCACTATTGATTGTGGAACTAGCGATGAATGTCGGTCGCTTCGAGCCGGTCAACTGCTCGACGTCATTCCCATTTCCACTTGCATCAGCCCAAACATCAACAGGATTTCCGTCACCAACAGCCAGCAGTTCGGCATCAGGCTTATACCAAGCCTTCAACCCCACCAAGGAAGGACTGCTCCCCGCGTTCCCCGCTCCGGTTAATGTCAGGATTGAACCCATCAGGCGTAGAGAATGTTCGCTACAATATCGTTAGCGGCTGGCGCACCAGTATCGGCGTCCGCCACAGCCGTGGTTGCTCGAGCACCGATACCGGCTGTGAATTTGACACCCGGACCCCAATACACGTTGGCCGCGGAAGACGCTGGCAACACAATTGTCATTACCGGCGTATCAGAGGAAAGAGGAGCCGTCACCTTATCGTAGAACCTGACGAACCTAGCAACGGTCGCCACGTTCGATAGGTAGTAGCCGTAGACAGTTCCAGCGCCCGCTTTGATGAGTTGACCCGTCTGGTCGAGGTCGATGGTGCGATGGACGTTACAGCCCCCCGAACTGCGCGCAGAAACGTAGGCTTGAGTGTTGTGAGACATATTGAATTATCTGGTTTGGACGTTGAGTTGTTTGGTCTGCCCCTGAAGCCGTTCCACTTTATCAAACTCGATTTGGAGCAACCGATAGGCTTCCTTCAGTTCCTGGCCCCACTTGCTGCTCTTACCAGTGACCTTGAGCAAATCTGCATAAGCAGCATGCGCTACCGCCGCTTTAAGAACGTAAGGGAAATCCAACTTCGTCCAGTGAGTAGTCGTCGCAGGGTTTTGTCCACTGGTTGCCTGAATGCACACGTAATACTCGCCGGTCACCGTATAGTAAACCTGGTCACCGACGGCGTGCACGCCTGACGTGACCCACGTATTTCCCGTGAAGTCGTTCGGGCGAATGCGGAAATGGAGGTAGACCACCTGCGAACCACCCCGCACAACCACACCGTCGCTGGTCAAAGAGAAATCCTGCTCCTCAGCATCTTCAACAATCCACGGATGCTTACTCCAAACGTCCTGCACCTCACCGATTGCGGTCGCGGTAGCACCTTGGTTGCTGGTGGCGCTGGGGTCGAAGTCGATGTCTCGCTTAAACGGCGTCAGAACACCCCAATAGCTAGTGTTTGGAGGTTGCTGGTTGGTGTGCGCCAAGATGCATTGATACGTGCGGCCATCGAGAGGTTGGTAAACCAACGTACCGACACTATAAGCCACCGTCGCACCCCATTCATTGCTTGGAGTGTATTCCGGTTCCCCCACCGCCCAATGCGACGTGACTGTTTGATTGCCGCTATTCGTTGGATTGATACCAGCCAGAAGCGTCCCTGTCGCGTCCGCTCCGGGGTCCGCTGGCATGACGTAGGTAAACTGCGTGCTACTCGTGACCGTGGCCGTCCAGGTGCCGTTGAAGGTGGCTTGAGCTGCGCCTGAAATTGTGATGCGAGGAGTTGAGCCGACGGTCAGATTGTGTCCGGCTGCATACGTAGCGGTTGCCGTGAGGTTCCCCGTTCCACCCCTCTCCAAGGTAGTCAGGGTGACTGGTTGATTCCGTAAGGCCTGGTAATAGGCTTCCGAAGGCCAGTAGTAGACTTCGGTGGCAGCCGTCGCTGTGCTGGCGGCGTAAGTCGCCGTGCCGTCATAGGCTGGCCGAAACGTGCGCTGCTCCACGCGCATCATCTCCTGCCAGAAGAACCTCTCGAAGAACTCGCGATAGCGGGCGTTGATGAAGACGTTCAGCGACGCAGTATCGTCAGCCGTGGCGTTCACCTTACCGGCAAAATGGACATTGGCCCTGTCCAGCACACTTTTATAGGTGACTGTTCTCACAAATTGGTAGCAGGGGCCGGAATCCAACCGACGGTCTCAGCGTTATGAGCGCAGCGAGATAGCACTTCTCTACCCTGCAATAAAATCCTTCACAAATAGACGCACACGTCGGGATTATCCCGCTTGAGCGATTTCAAATTCTTGTCATCTTTCCAAAAGTCCGGGTCTTCACGAAGCCAGCGGAAGTAATCCCGCAACGGCACCTCCGCGACCTTGCGGACATCGGACCTGTTGTTCTGCTTGAATCCTTCATTCTTCTTGGCGACAGCCCGATACCTCTCAGACGTGCGGGCCTTCTCAACGCGCATATACTCGCTGAGCTCACCACCCGTCTTTAGTTCGTTCCTCCACCAGAGCAAGAAATCGTCGGGCTCCATCTCCTTCGCCCGCCCGGCGATGATATTAAAAGCGGCGCCCGTAGGGGACGAATCTACGAGCGCCGCACCGGACCGCACTGGGGGTGGATGGCCCCCCCGTCGAATCGGACTGTATTTACCAGCCGCCTCAATCATTACGCCTCGCGGTCAAGCACCCACTGGCGGTAGGGCATGAGACAAGCGTAAATCCAGATTTGGATTCCTTTGGTCGCATCCAACGCAGCCAACGTGCTGATGTTCCCGGACGCGCTGGTAGCCAACGCAGTCAGATACTGACTGGCCGTCAACGTGGAATACGGCACTGCCGCAGCCGCAGGAAGCACGACAGTGTTCTTCGTTTCACCTTGAATCGCCGTGCCAGCCACGAACGCCGTGGCGGCCGCCGTGTTACCTACATCGATTTTCAGGTTGTGGGCCGAGTTGCTCGTTGGTTCCTTGATAACCACCATTGCCAACGGATACTGAACAACGTAAAGCGGAACGCTCGACGCATCGGTCAGTTGCAGGAGGTTGTAGGACTGCGTGAGAGCAGCCGCCGTGAAGTCGCTGCCCCATGTTTTGGTGGCAGCGTCGTATGCTTTGTCTGAGCCCAGGATGAACAGGTCCGTGAACCCGCCATCGTTCTGGGCTTCATTGCGAAGATTTTTGTGAATCATAGCTTTTTTCCTTGATTGGTAAGTAAGTCTTAAATTTCCCGGTTGTAATACATTTCGAAGAATGCCTTTCAACCGAGGGTTAAGCCTTAGGTGTTGTAGATTTTCCCGTTGCCCTTTGGATTGAGCCCGATGAGCGCGAACATGGCTTTGACGTAACCACTCAAGCCACCCGCATTTTCATCCTGGTCAACCGAGTGAAGGTTCTCCAGGAAGAGCAACTGCCACAGGTTCATCTTCAGGATGTAAGCAATCTTCGGGTCACCAAGACCAGAAGAGGCACTCACACCATTGAACTGCGTCGGCACCATGTTGGCTCGACCGAAGGTCGAATCGAACACGGATACCGAAAGAGTGATTTCCTTTTTGCTGGCCTGTTCCTGCACCTGATACCGAGCGTTCGTTGTGCTGGTGTTGACCCGCGTGAAGTTGTCGACGGTTTGACAGATGTCATCCCCAGCGATGACCATGTAATCCTGTTTCCCACCGTGAATCTTTTGAAGATTCCTCAGCAGATGAACGAAGATAGGTTCCGTCAACTTCGTCAAGTCATCGACGCCGCTAACGATGGTTTCGGTGGTTGCACTCGCCTCGAAGGTTGACTCATCCCTCTCACCAGGCGGACGGAAATCCGCAGGCACCGGTTGAGTTGCTTGAGCGGCTGCCTGAATCCAGGTGAACAGGCCGCGCGTGCGCATCTCCGAGTCGCTTCCGCCCTGCATCTCCTGAGAGCCGCAACAGACCGCCTCCATATCGCGCTTGACCTCTCGCAGGGCTTTCGCCTTGGAGTTGCCATACTCGTTGTCCACGGCCGCGACGCCGCCCCGGCGACTGATGGCCTGCTGAACGTCGGTGACACCGAATTCATCCTGAACACGGTGAACGTAGGAGCCGAAGCGCGTGCGCTTAGCTGCCTTGTTGTTGCCCTTGCCAGCATCCTGACCTTCCCGCGTGCCGCTCGTGCGAGGCTTGCGGAGAGTGTCAGCCAATACTTCGATGAAGGTTGCGTTGGGTCCGTCGCCTTTAGTGACGGCACTGGTGAAAGGAGTCTCTTCAGGCTCCAGGATTGTGAGGATATCCCGTAAATCCTCACGGTTACCACCGATTGTGCTCGGTGAGCCATAGCTATCTGCAATCATAGTTTTGCGCTAATTAACGCCCGCTCTGGCTTCCTGCCTTGCGAGCCTTTTCTGCGCGAGCAACTTCGACAAATCCCCTTCCCGCCCTCCACCTTCTGAGAACTGCTTCTCCGCCGCACTGACCGTCGCTGCCTTAGTCGCATTGGACTTTGGAGCCGCGCTTGGCGCGAACGTGACTACTGGCGTCGCCTTACGTTTCGGCGGCATTCCAGCCTTCGTTTTCTTGAGTGCTTCGCGCTCCAAGCGATGCCCAGTGACTTGCCGGGCGACCACGAGTTCAAAATCAGGCCTTTGCAACACAGCCGGATTTTCGCGAATGATACTCAGAGCTTCTTGGAACTCAGGACTGTTTTGGTTCCCTACCCAAGGGTAGAGTTTCACAGCTTCACCGTGAGAGGTTTGACGCTTTGTTTCCCAGTCTTGCCGCAACATCTCGAGCCGCGTTTCCCGCTTAGCATTAAGCCGGATTTGCTGGCGTTCGCTCTGTCGCCGCAAGTCTCGAACCTGCTCATCTGTCAGGTCGTAAGTCTTACCCTCACTCTCAAAGGTTCCCCCGTGGGGATTTTCCTCTGCCCAAGCCATGAACGCTTCAGCACCAGAGAGTTCGCTGTCGATTTCCTGAACGGACCGGTCGGCTTCAGCATGCGTTTCGGAAGGATGTTGCTGCGTCGACTTCGGCGCAGGTTGCTGAGGGTTTTCCCTCAACGCCTTCACTTCTTCCCGCAGGTCGGCCAGTTCCTCTCGAGTCTCCTGCAATTTCGCGTGCTTCTTGTTGAGCTGCTTTTGCAGCTCTCGCACCGCCTTTGGAGGCTCTTCGGTTTGCGTTTCAGCGTCGACAGCTTCTGTTCCCTCATCGGCATCAGCCTGTTCAGAAGCTTCTTCATCGCCCTCAGCGTCAGCGGCTGCGTCAGCCAGGGCGGCGGAGTCATCAGTTTCAGAATGTGAAAGAGCGGAATCCGCTGCATCCGATGCCGCTTGCTCGCTGCTCGTTCCGGATGCATCGGTTTCGGCGTCTACCGGTTCAGCTTTCGGAACGGAAGAAGTCTTTCGACTCTTAGCCATCCGTATTCCAAGGTCTCCGAGGGTCATATTGCCACTCGAAGGTTCAGTTGATACCGGTTCCGTCGTTTTTTCTGTAGTCATGCAGTTTCGTGCCTTGCAAGAAGGCGGTCAGAGATTGTTCAAGGGCACAATCAACAGGAAAGCCCGTTCACCAGGCAGAGAATCGGAAAGGAGCGGTGAACGGAAGGAGAAGACCCCGCTTTGAGGCACACTCAGGCAGAGTTGGGCAAATTTACGCCTCTTCTTGGTCTGACGGTTCCGTCATTCCACCTTCAGGCGCAGGTGGATTGAGAAGACCAGTCAACTGGGCGGCTAAAACCCGGAATGCCCAGACACTACCGTTGGCGTGCGCCAGCACCCCGTAATCCTTCGCCACAGGTTGACGGCAAGCCGCGTCGCTGAAGTCAATACGGTTGCGCTCCAACCAGGTGACCACAGCACTGAATCGTTCATCCAAAGCCAGAGAGCGGAGCAATGCTTCAACCTGCTCAGGCTCGAGTGCCTCCCCCGCTTTCTTGTGCTCGTCGTAAGTCATTGCTTCTGGAAATGCCTAAACTGGTCAAGGAATTGGGATATGGAGCCCATCCAGGAGTCTCCACCGCCTTTTGGCCCCGTCGGGTCACTCCACGTGGTAACGCAATCCTCCTGCTTACTGACGGAGGTAACGGTATGACGACGGCCACAAGACTTGTCCCCTTGGAGCGAATTAGCTACCCCGGCATAAACCCATTGAGTCCCCGCTTCTAATCGAATCATCTTACGCACCAAGTCTCCCGATTACCGCATTTTCGCGCTGCTGGAGTTGAAATTGAAGTTGCTGGAGCCGCTTGTCCATCACTTCTTTGAAGCGCCCCTCCTTTTCATACTGCTCTTTTGCCATTGGATTGGTTGAAAAGATGTTCTGGAGCGTCTGCAGGCGCAATTCGTAGGCTTGCCCCTCCTCCTTCACATCCACATCCAATCCGGCCATGAGCTGGGCGAAGACATTCTTCTCGTCCTCAATCTCTGCCTGGCTGGCTTCCGGCGCTGGTTTCAAGATGCGCTCGCCAATATCAGGGTCAATCAGTTCGAAAATGACGTCTAACGCCTGGTTCCGGTCAACCCGGCCCGTGGTATCCATCATCAGAGCTTTCTCAATGAGCCCCAACTTGGCCGCTACCAGCTCATTATCCAAATCCGCGACGTTGTAGCCCACCGAGACGTCGAACTCTCCCTGAATCTCATCGTGAGTCGCCTTAAGCGGCTTCGCCTGGCCGCTGCCCACGACTCGGAAATAAATCTCTTCAGGCAGGAACTGCTGGCAGAGCTTCAAGATGTGCGTGTCCACCATCGCCAGACCATCCATCCAATTGTTAATCATGTCCTGACGCATGACCTGGCTCTGGACCTTGTTCTGCTCATCGACAGGCCGCCCGAAATACTCGTCACTGAATTTGCGAAGACTTTCCTCCATTTCTACAGACCCGGGGTCATACTTCGGGATGTCCAAAAAGCCGTAATCATCCTTCGCGATAGTAGGAATCTGGACCCCCGGGCCCCACTTATCAGGCGCACTCCCGCTTGGGTAGTAGCTAGGCGGCAGAGTCGCAATGCTAGTGCGGTCAACCCGAGCGTCCCACTGCGTTTTGATGCCCTGCTGCCAGGTAAACCCGATTTCCCCATAGCCGCGTGCATCATCGAGGAGTCGGGACCGGGATTCGCGTTCGATATGGATGAACGGATACTCGCCGTGGTCATAGTCCATCATGCCGTGGTAGGCATATTCTGTCGTGCTGAACGCACTGAAAACGGTGTAAAACACACCAGGAACACCATTTTCGTCGTGTTGACGGCGCCAGACGTGAATCACCTCAAACAGCTCTTTAGTGGTCAACAAGCCGCTGCTGGTGACGGTAGTTGCCCTGAGGGCACCCCGATTATACTGGGCCTCGATATCCAGCGTGACATTGCCTCGCTGCTTCTTGAGCATGAATTTAATCCATTTCCCGCTCCACCCATGCGTTTGCTGGCGCTCAACCAGCTCCGACTCAGTAAGCAGCTCTCGGCGGTAAATGCCGCGAGCCGACTGGATGTCCGTTGTGTCCGGAGGAATGAAAATCTCTTCATTAGGGCGGAGAGCGACGACGCACGGCCGGTCTTTCGCGATATATGGCCGCGGCAAACGAGTCGAGCCCTCTTCACGAAGTTCCCGCACAGCCTTGCGGAGATGCGGTAACTGAACACTTGGGAATCCGAGCTTTAGCGCCTGAATTGCCTCCTTCTCCAACGTCGGGTCTTGGATGAGTTCCGGCAGGCGGATGAGCAGTAGGGCTTCCGGAGGCATCTCCTGGCCCTCTTCTGCCGCCGCCTTCAGCTCGAGGGCAATACTGGCCATCTCCTCCAAGTCCAAGTCTTCGTAGCGTAACTGCTGGCGCCGTTCCCAGAAGATGCCAAACACAGTGCTACCGTTCTCGAGCATGTAATTGGCCCCCAGCCGTCGCTCTCGCGGGAATTCCCTCATCTGAGTGCTCTTCATCCACCTCAGGAGGTTCGTAACTCGGTGAGCGAAAGCGGCATCGTTAGATTCTGTGCCAGAGACCATGACGCGCATCCGCTTGGCGACTACCTGCATCATCGCTACGTCTTCATTGATGTATTTGTCCATCAAGGCGACGCGCGAATCACTAGCCCCCGCCCAAGGGAAAGGCTTCTTACCAGACTCCGCGCTCCACTTTTTACCGTCTCGGGATTGGTGAGCCCAGACGTTGTAACGGGCTTCGTAATTGATACGTTGCCGGTTGAAAATGGAGCGGTCGCGGCGCTCGATGGCGTCGACAAACTGTTCTTTAAGCTCCTTTAGGTCCGGTTTCTCATTCGCCAACTCTCTGAAATCATCTTGCACGGGCGGGCCATTAACAGAGTTTGACCGAACAATAAACCATCAAGTGCCACTCTGAGGCGCACTGAGGCAGACTGAGGCAAACTATCAACGCATCACGTAGCCAGCTATCCTAGCGGCATCCCGTTTGTAATACTTCCGGTAAGTCTTCACGCGCCCCACCTGGGGATTCCCCTGCCAGGCCTGTATTAGGCCAATCTCGCGCTCAGCACGGAGCTTGTGACGGGTCAAGCCAGTGACCACCATGAACTGAGACGGGCTCAACAGGCCCGGCAACTCGTCGAATTCTTGCTGTGTCATAGCTGCTTCATCCGTTAATAACTTCCCCCACCCTGCGTTTCCAACGCGGCCGCATCGAGGTAACGCAACCGAGCCAGCGCCATGTAGCGCCAATTATCCACGAAATCTTTGCACGCACCCTTCTCCCCACCGTTGCCGGTGTAGTTCTGCGCGGCCCAAATGAACTGCCGACAATCCTCACTCACGTAAATACGAGGCTCGTTGATGAGCGGCATAAGGGGTTCCTCTTTGTTCCAAAAGAGCGTTGCGTTGATGGCGATAATACCCTCCTCGATGTCCACTCCAGAAGCTAATCGGAAACGCATGGATGGCGCAGAGACTTCATCCGTGCCTGGCTTGTATTGGATTCTAGCCAACTCACTCACGAGGCACGTTCCACCCTTTTGAGATGCGTGCTGATTCTTGCCAGCACGACTATCGACATAGCGGTCTTGAATGTCTTCGTGCAGCGTGGCCGTCCACGTGTCGGGGGTATTCACCAGGCGACCATCATCCATCTTCAGAACAACAACAGACGTGGAGTCTATCCAAGGTCTCGAATACCCCCCAGTGCTCGCGCTCTTACTGGGTGACTCCACGTCTGCAATGTTCAAGCCGTCCTCTAACGCTTTCTCCTCAACGAGACGGCGGCGATACGGGTCGCGCTCCAGAATTACTCCATTCTTCACACGAGCTTCAATAGTTTCCTCTCTCAAAAATAGCTGTTTGTATTCAACATGTCCGTAACCTAGTGAACGCTGCGCCGGACCAGGGTCGCCATCCCATCCACGTCGAGTGTCGGCCGTGATTTCCCGTTCTGTCGGGACCGCCCACTCACCATAGACCTGCTCTTGAGGCCAATCTCGATAAACGTAATACTTCGGAGGATTACCAGGCACAACGCGGACCCAAATCGTCGCCCAATTCCGTCCACCAGCCGGGTCGGTGAACATGTAGTTCGTTCCTGTCGATGGAAGATTATCAGGTGACACGATGTTCCATGCACCGAAGTAAGGAAACCGACGTTCCGCAACATCACGGCTGTAACCATAAGCCCGGCGTTCAATGTATTCGCTTGGCTTGCTCTGGCACAGAGCCTTGATGTTGACGTAGTGATTTCCAAAAGGGTTGAGAATCGAATGAAAGTAAATCGCACGAGACTTCTCGAAGAGAGGCTCAACAATGTAAGGCATGTGGCCGACAGGTAAACCAGGCACATTCACTCTCTCCGCCAACAATTCAGCCGGTAACGTCTTCACCACCTTCCCCGTCGAACCGAGCAGTTCCTTAATGGTCGGAGTGATGCCGTTAGTCGGCGTGAACGTCCACACCAACTTAGCCGACCTCGATGCCAACCGCAGCTTCAACATGTTCAACCACGGCAGGGTCATGTTTTCATCAGCCCACACACCGATACGCCCCTCGCACCCCTTAGCACCGAGCTCCAACCCCTCGAAGTCACCAGGCTTCTGGCCGTAAGTCAGGAAGTAAATCTCCGAGCGATTAGGAAGCACCAACTTCCCATCGGTGAACCCGTTGGCTAGGGAATACTTAACCTTGTAAACGGAATGGCTCCGACCGTTGAGTGTCTGGATTTGTTGAGGTAGGTATTTCCAGACATACTTGTGTTGAAGCGCGACGCTCGCCTTCTCGTTTTCGTGCATGCAGAAGATGACGCTCTCCGGATAGTTAACCGCGTCCTGCACCGTTCGCTTAGCTGCGTATTCCGATTTCCCGGCGCGGTTCCCGCCGAAAATCATCAATATCAGAATCTTCAACCACAGCAGCGAGTCCGCATCCGCCCAGTGCTTCGGTTCCGTCCCGTAGTCGAATGGGTTTTGCTCGCTTAGCCGAATCAAATTCTCACGGTCAGAATAATACTTCGCTAACTTTTCGTCCCCGCCTGGCTTAGATATCCAGTAACGTATCGCGTCGTCCGCTGGCACCGGCAAGAGCGGGTGCGGTGTCCATTTCAGCGGTTCATCGACGGCGTTGCTCATAGTCTAGGGTCTGTGCTCATGGTTCAGTGTCTCCCTTCTCAAGGCTTTCATCTGCCTCCCAATTCTCTAGCGTCTTCTGGGCGAGTGTAGCTTTTACGCCAGCTTGGATGTATGCCTTGGTCATGTCTAAAAGTTCCGACTTCAACCGCTCTACCTCGGCTTTGAGGGCAGCGTTCTCTGTCTCCAATATCTCGTTGTTGTGCAGAGAATCGACGCGCATCATGCATCGGAGGATTTCGGCGGCGACTTGCGGCACGATGGCGTTTCCAAGTCCTCTAAGTCTGTCCAGCCGACCGGGTAGCCCATCAACCACTCTACCCACTGCGGGTTCAGGCTCCCACCGACAACATTGTGCAGGCTCGGTGAGAAGTCCGCTCGATCTTTGCCATGATGTTTGTTGGCTCTTGGCGTTGGCCAGAGTGCCACGGCTTCCTCCAGCTTGGCGTTGTATTTCCCACGCCGCTTGATGTTGTCCACGTTCTCCCCCATTGCTCCAGAACTCATTGCGGTAGGCCATAATCCACACCCTGTCTCGTCGGTGTCTGGCATCGACGGCACAAGCCGGAACAACGGTCGCTTCTGCGGCGTAGCCGATGGAATCCAAGTCAGATAGCACTTCGTCGAGGCCCATCGTGACATGCCCAGCAACATTTTCAGCAAGCACCCAGCGGGGTCTTGCCTTGGCAATAACCTCAACCATTGCTGGCCAGAGGTGGCGGTCATCATCCTCGCCTTTTCGCTTCCCGGCGTAACTGAAAGGCTGGCAAGGGTATCCGCCTGTAATAAGTTCGATTGTTCCATATTCATTGGGGTTGAGGGTTCTTACGTCGTCGTGGATTGGCACGTTTGGGAAGTTCTTGGCGAGGATGCGTCTTGCCCACGGGTCTATCTCGCAGAAGCCCGCCGTCTTGATTCCGCCCACCATCTGAGCAGCAAGCGCGAAGCCTCCGATACCACTGAACAAATCAAGATGCACAACAAGGCGCTGCATGGAATCACTACCCGGCGGGCAGTTTAGTGCTCATGGTTCAGTTCCTTCTAGTAATTTCTTCAAGCTGTTCGGGGTGCATCGACACGGCCCGTTAGGGGCCATTCCTTCGGGCTTTTTCATTCGGCATCCGTGGTTGCCGCATCCCTCCTTAGTGCGTCTAATGATCTCTGTCCCCGCAGCCTTCAACCGCTCTACCTTTGCTTTGAGGCATGAATTCTCCATCTCCAATAGCTCGTTGACCATTGCTATGGTTTGCCATTTCTGGGGACGTTTAGTGCTCATGTTCCAACTCCAGTTCGGCTATGATGATTGCTGTGTTAAACGCCATCGGCTGAGGTAGCGCCTTTTGAGCCACGATTCTAGCCAACGCCGTGCGGTAATTGTCTGATAACGATGTCAACCGTTCCACCTCGGCTTTGAGTTTGGATTCGGATGCTCTCAGGTTGGCTATTTCGCTCTGGATACGGGAAGCCATAGCGTAAGCCTCTTTAGGTAATTGTGGTTCAGTGTTCATGGTTTAAGTGCATTCTTGGCAACGGTGCATGCCTTTTGGTATGGGATTGACTCCCAAGCGTTAGGAAAAGCTATCTTTGGGATTGCCTCCAACGCCCCCCGCAACCGCTCCACCTCGGCTTTGAGGTTGTTAGTTTCAGCTACCATCTTGTCCCATTCTCTTGGTGACGGCGGCCAAGGGTATTCAGTGCTCATGGTTCTAACTCCACCCTACTTCTAATGAAGGTAGTCAGGTTGGTCGGAGTCAGCAAAGAGACCAGATTGGTAATCGAGTCAGTCCACGGTCCGTCGATTGAAACACTCTGCTCAACTATCACTCTGAGATTGAGCGGTGCAGGCGGTGGCTTAGGTGGCTCAGGCACGTCGCAGCACACGGCCTGGATTGATTCACTCGGGTTGCTAAGCAAACCGTTCGTTCCGATTGCTTGAACCGCGAAGGTATAGGTAGTTCCCACCACCAAGTTCGAGAACGTAGTCCAATTATTCGTGTAATTTTGGACTGTGTTTGTGAACGACACCCCGTCCAGAGTCCCCCAAGCATGATATCCGCTGATGACGTTCGCGCCGGGAGGTTGGTCCCATTTAACAGATAGGTTGTCCGCCAAGAGAGGCAGAGCCAGCAATGTGATTATAAGTAGATTTTTCATGGTTTGTTTTCGAATCCCCCAGATTTTCCTTTTTGTGTGTCGTCGTTATGTTCACCCCTTCTTCACGTCATGCTTAAAAAGCCAACCATTCAATAGCGGCACGGCCCCCGTATCAACATTCGTCTCCAACCAGTTAGCATAGAAATCCCTAAACTGCTCTGGAGCGATGAGAAGATTTCGCAAACGCTTTACGAGCCTAGCCTCAACTTGCGCTCCAAGTTCGTCACGCAAATCGCGTGCGAGGTTTGGGTCGAAGTCGAAAATGGCATTGTAACCAAACGCCCACGTCCTCTTGTCAGGTATTTGCACCTGCGCCCGGTAACAGTCCGATGAGTTAAGTCTGTCTCGAGTTATCTTTTTGGATTTCATTATTATTTTCGTCCCTTCTACTCCTGTTAGTTGTTGTGAATCTTCCGCTCAATTAACGTCTGCACGTGGCGTATCGATTTCCCTACCTCTGGGTGTTTTTCGAATGCCGACTCGATGCTCGCTGTTTCCTTCTCGGTTGGCTCTCTGAGTTTCAGGTTCTCGTCGAACACGAGGAGCGTTGCGCAGTGCGCGCACAACGAGAAGTCACCAGGCCTTGGCCTATGGACCTGCTTCGAAAACATCGGGCTCGCACAATCACTTACGGAACGACAGTTTGGGCAGCGACTTGACGGAAGCGGATTACTTTTTCCGACTTCGAGCTTACCATCTTCCTGACTCACCCCTCCCCCTTTGCTGCCGGGAACGTCTTCGGCTCCTCGACGAGCGTGTAACCCGCCTCGAATGCGTCAGCCGGTGAGAACGACTCGTAGCCATCCGGGTATTTAACCCAGTAACCTCCCGCCACCGGCACGTGGCGACTCATCCATTCAACGGTCACCATGACGGGTTTGAAGAGTGGATTTGCGACACGTAACGCAAAACCGCTACCCAGCTCTGGCAGCTCTTCAATGCTCACAATTTTCAGCGCCCAAACCTCTTTGTGACACTTGTATTTCGGCATGGCGCTCTCCTTCCGAATGACGATGCGCTGCGTTTCTGGTTTTTTAGAATCCATATTTTCTTTCGTTTAGTTTGGGGGTCGCCCGACAATCGCAGCGACCCCCCGGTTACATTGCTTCAATACCTTAGACCTGGTGCGTTCCCTCAACTCCGCGAAGCACTCTGTCGTTAGTCCGTTTCTGCAACCACAGCAGGGCACTCTCGATATGCGTTAACGCGATGGCGTTCTCTCGACACGCAAACGGCCCGCTCTGGAATCCGCTTAACCGATGAGCCAAGATAGCCAGCAGAGCCTCTTGCGTGATGCCGTTAACCCCGCTCTCCGGGATAGGCCCGTTTTGGAACAGGATAATTGACCGTTGGAAGGTCGACTTGTAGCCATTCGGGGCATTTGCTGATGGGTTTTTAGCGGTATCGAAGCCTGTGATGTCGTAGCGATGATGGGCAAATCCAGCGCCTCGTTCATCTACCACTTCAATCTGCAACTCGTCGTTACATGCGTTAACTTTGTGTCCGGTTAGGTGTATCATTTTGGTCCTTTGTTGGTGGTTTCAGTTTCTACGGCGCCGCCGTCATTGAGCCGGGCCGACTTTCGTTGTGGAAGCGATGCCATCCGGCGCCAGAATTTGAGCTTCTGGCTTCTTCTTTCCGCAGAGCTTATCGATTTCGTGTTTGAGATTGAGAATCTCTATCTCTTGGGCCTCCGCACGTTTCATCCACGCCTTACTCGCCGACAGCAAGTCCTTAAACTCATCGACGTAGAAGTCATGCAGTTTCGTCTCCACTAAATCCGGCGAGGTATCGCAAAGAGTTTTCGCGAGCACCCTAATGGATTTTTTGATTGGGTCTTTTGGTTCTTCATCCATAACTCAGTTCTTTCTTTCTTGGTTGGTTGGTTGGTTTCGTTACGTGATTTCAGGTTCGGCACCTGTCCATCCTGGCCCCGTCCCAGGCGTAGGAGTTCCTGGCCCTGGCGCTCCCAGCCCCGGACCAGGCACAGGGGTTCCTGGTGATTGCAGACTCGGCCAGCCAGGAGGGTAAGTGTAAAGAAGTTCCGTGTAGCTGTCGTGCAGCCAACCGCGTTTAGCAAACTCCTCCATCATGCACGCCGCCAGGTCGCAGCCCCGTTTCACCACTTGCTCGACCGGCATCAGTCCCATTTTTGCGCGGCCTGAACTATCTTCTCCATCAGGCATCGCCGTTACCAGCGCGAAGTGCTCGATGAACTTCCGTGCGTGACACGCTTCAAGTGTCAACCCGCGCGTTTCATACAGCTTCAGCTCCGAGTGAGATTGAACGACCGGCTGCCGCCTAGACGGTTTTTCTTCCCGGTCATCTTTTTCATCCCGTTGCTCGAACGGTCCGTTGTTTTTCTCGTCATCAGTCATATGGTCAGGTGTGGTTTTGGTTTTTGTAGTTCGGCGTTTGTGGGTAAATCGCCATCGGCAGAAGCGCCACCGATGTTCATGTAGGCGACCGGCCAACTGTCTGGCTGGCGGGTGAGAGCCCAGGGACTTTCCTGGACGAATTGACGCGCGTTCGCGTTGTAGTAGAGATATTTGCTGGCGAGTTCACCATCGCCGTTTCTCTGTTTGAGCAGGTGCAGTTCGCCATCGTGCCAGGCCTTCACAACAGTCAGTTGCTTCGTCTTCTCATTGATGCCCGCTCGACGCTCATCTTCTTTCTCTGGTGACGCGCAAACCATCCCGTCCAAGTCCTTCAACTCGCGTTCCAAGAGTTGCCATTTCTTCGCCTTCGCCATGTTCCGGTGAACCACCGCGACGTTGTGCGCGATATCGGCCGTTTCTTTAGGCCCGGCGATGTCTTGCTTGCCGGGCGGCTTCCCCTCGTCATCTTTCTTCCGCGAATGAGCGACCAGATGGACGTGAACTTGATGCCGTTTCGCGAAGGAGGATAGCGCGTTCACGAACAGCTCGACCTGCTGGTACTCCTGCTCCGACCGGCCGACGCACATCATCAACGAATCGACGACGAACTGCTCACAGCCATAGCGTTGCCTGGCGTAGACGAAGCATTCCACCAGCTTCTGCCACTTCGCCCGGCCCACCCCGTCCGGGGTGTCCTGCGGGAGGAACACGAGCACCCGCTCCGCGAGCCATTTGAATCGTTCACGGAAACGGCGGGTGCCCAGGTCGACCTTGCTTTCCTCGCTCAGGTCGCAGACTTCGTTCCAATTCCACGGAAAACGCCCGCCGTTCGCCTGGCACCAGAAGGTTTCCAGCGTTTTATCGGGCTCCACCTCCATCGAGGCGACGCATACGCGCTGCCCCTCACTCGCCAGGTGGACCATGACCTGCGAGAGGCACACGGTCTTGCCGTGGCCGCTGAAGCCGGTCCACACCGTCATTTCCCCCGGGCGGATTTTCCACGGAAACGGCCACGGCATCTCAAAGCCCGGCTCAACTCCCCCGGGCGGAAACAGCCGCCGAAGCACCTTATCTTCAAATTCACCCGCCCAAACCAGGTTTGCGGGGTCCAGCGTGACAGCCTTCTCGAACGCCAAGGCTACGTCTTGGGGCCTCAGCCCAGCCATGAGGCACTCGTTGGCGTCCTTGTAGGGCGCAGGAGTCTGAACCAGGAAACATCGCTCCAGGCCAATCCTCTGCGCAATGTCGCGGGCCGCTTTTTGTCCCGCCTCGTCACTATCCAACCAGAGGTAGATGCGTTCAAAGTTCGCCAACCACTCGAAATCCGCCTCAATCCACGGGTCATTCGCGCTTTTCCCGTCGCCAGTGGCCGACTTTGCACCCCTGGGAACGCTAACGCCGTGATAACCGAAGCTGGCGACGCTCAACGCATCGATTTCCCCCTCGGTGATGACAATCACGCCCTTCGGCCAGTGGCCCACCGCAAATTTCAGCTTCTTCCCGAACAGCGAGTCCGTGACTCCGGAGGGCTGCGTCCAAATCATCTTTTTCCCGTCCTCACGGGCTACCTTGATGAATTTGACCATGTAAGCCGACTTACCCAAGCTTACCTCGCCGTCACGCGATTGCGTTTCCATGAAAGGGAATGCAACGGCGTTACCGTCGGCGCTCTGGCCTACCGAATACAGGTCCAGAATAACCGGGTCCAAGCGCCGTTCGTTGACCAGATACCTCTCAACTACGCCATCGTCGAGCATGTTACGCACCTTGCTGTAATCGACCTTTTCCGCGGCCTTTTTAACCGGCATGGTCCTCGTAAACCGGGCTGAGTAATCATCGGCAATGCCGAGCCAGGACCGGGCCTCCTTGCATGCCTGGGCGTAGTTTCCGCCGAGAACCTCAGCCCACAATCCGAGCAGGGTGCGGCTCTTTTTGTTTGCCGCAAAATCACACCACTGCCCCTTTTTGGCCCCTCCACAATGGATTTTCAGCGAATCGCCAGGGCTCCCGTCAAGGTTTCCAATCACGAATTCGGCGCCGACCTTCTTCCCCTGCGGGAACAGATGCGCGAGCACCTGGTCAATCGAATCGCACAACCGCTGGTTCAGTTCGTGAGCGTTCACAGATTCCTCCAAAACGAGGTCGGTTTATCGCTGTGTGCGGCGATAATTTCCTGTAAATGTCCACCGAAGTTGATGTCTAACGCCATCTCACACAACGGCCTAGCAGCACTCGCCCAAGAGGAGAAGTAGACTTCATTGCATGAAATTATCAGCGCGTAACGCGCCAGTGCCCGACGCCGCTCTAAATCGTGAATACCGGACGCAATCACGAGCAATTGCTGCCGTACTGTCCACCAATACCCGTGCGCCACCTCATTGGTCAGCTTCGCCAAAACCTGCAACACCCTCGCATCCTCCACGAACACATCCTCCAGCCATGCCTCATACACTTCCGCCGTAAGTTCCTGAATTTCCATAGTTTACCATCCTTTCATTGTCCGGTTGCTTGTTTCTGAGACTCTTGGAGCCCCTTCAATTCCTCCCCCAACCGATAGGTCTCAGTCGGGTCGACAGCTATCGCGTAGCCGTGTTCGATATTTTCGAGGCGGCTTTTTATTTCGCGAATCCGGCCATTCAACGCGACCGGGTTCGCCGTGGCGGCGCGGTTTTTATCGTCCAAAATGCGTCGCTCAAACGAGGCTGGCCAGTGCGTGACAGGGTGATTCCCCCACCTCCAGGAGCCGTCCACGGTCTTTGCGCCTTCGAAAGCAAGGTAGGTCCGTTTGATTTCCTCTGCTGTGTAAGACCAGCCCAAACGCTTCGCGTAAGCCATGACCTGATTGAACGAAGGAGGAGGATACAGGGGGGCGGAACCATCTACTCTCCTCTCCTCTACTCTTATCTCCTCTCCTCTTATCTTATCGGGTGTGCCTGGGGTTTTCGTAGGGTTATCCTGGGGTAACCCTAGGGTTATTGGACGACCTCCTTTTGCTCCGTTTTTCCAATTTTTTATCAAAGAGGCATTCACAGAGTCCCAATCGTGTATAACGAGTCGGTCGGCCATCACTTCGATGAACCCGGCCGAGGTAGGCGTTAGTCCCCTCGTTAGAGCGGCGAAGAGCTTGCCAGATGGCCGTCCAGAATACTGACAGACAGCCTCCACATAGGAGGCGTCGGCGTGTGCCCAAACCTGCCCTCTCATCTCGCTGGCGCAGTGAGCCCAGAGCCTATAGAGGTAGTGGAGGGCCTTCGGTCCAATCGTCTTCTCGAGCACCAGATATTTCGGGTGCGACAATAGGTCGGATGAAACAATCATCTCAGTATTTTCCAGGAAAACGCGGGCAGTTCCCCACGAGCTCGTAGAGGTCGGCGCCCACGTGTCTGCAGGTCACCTTCATATAGGGCCTGAAATTGGTCTTGGTCTTCACACGGACGCGGCAGAGCTTGTTGTCCAGAATGGCTTGAATGACGTGGGGATTGAGGGTTTTTCGAGGGTGGACGAGGAGGGTGAAGAGGACGGGCCCGGGCCGGGCGGGTTCTTTTTGCGCAACCGGCGAATCCTGCTCCGGTAATCCAAAGGAAAGCCACAGTTTACGCATCCCAGCGTCACTCAGGCAGACTCTACGCTTGTGACGGATGAAGTCTTTCCCTTCGAGGAGCATCCCCACCCTGGCGATGTGAAGGGCTTTGTGGGTGCATCCAAATTTTTCCGTTTGCTCGCTTTCAAGCCAAGGGAACCCGGGGGTAGTTTTTCCGTTTTGCGTATTTTTTGAAGTTTCCATGAGCATCCATTCGTCAAATTAACCGCTTTTGCATCCAAATTTTCCGAGCCCGAACCTATACACTCTCACACGCCCGGCCGCGAGTTCGACCCCCCCCCCCCCCACTTTGACCGGCAATAGTTGCCTAGCCGTAGTGATGGGCAGGAATTGCCTAGACTGGTCAACCCGATGAGGGCGCCGGCGCCGCCGTCGGAGGCTCTCGGAGGTCGTGGTTCACTGCATCATTCACACACTGACTCTGTTCATTCTCCTTTTGTGGGGGATTGAGAGCTAAAGCACCTGACTCTGAATCAGATGCCTCGACTTCGGCCTCCAGGATAGGCGCTCTGAGCTCCGCGAAGCTGGCAAGCACCTTCCCCTGGTCAATCTGATGCTCGTGGCGCACGATGGCCGTGGCTTGCCCATCCCAAGTGAGGCTTTTGTCGATGAGAATCCCCAAGGTAACCGGTAAAGATGCCGCTGGAATCAGCCGGTCGGCCAAGGCTTCTTGCACAGCCTCGGTTGCCATGCTCACCAGGCGCCTCAACTCGATGCCGGTCCTTTCTTTTTGTGCGGCTACCAGGTTACTCTCCCTCTCCCTGATGCCGATGACCGTGTGATGACTCACATGGAACGCCCGGGATATCTGCCGCACGCCCAATCCCTC